TGACCAACGAGACTACAGTACCACATTTGAATTTCAGTCCGTGACCGAAAACACCTTTGCTCACATTGTCTGGCCCACGGGTCACCCCATGGCAGGTGAACCCATGCAGATGCGTGACTATCAGGTTGAAGTGATCAACAACTTCTTGTCTAATCCACAATGCATTCAGGAGATTGCAACCGGTGCTGGCAAGACTGTGATCACAGCTGCGTTGAGCAATGCAGTGGCACCACACGGACGATCAATCATTATTGTGCCAAACAAAAGCCTGGTGACACAGACCGAACGGGACTATGTCAACATGCAACAGGACGTGGGCGTGTTCTTTGGCGATCGCAAAGAGTATGGGCGTCAACACACCATCTGTACCTGGCAAAGTCTAAATGTGTTGCTAAAAAACAGCCAGGGCAAACAAGAATCAGCCGACATCACAATCCAGGATTTTATTGAGGGTGTGGTCTGTGTCATAGTCGACGAAGTGCATATGGCCAAGGCCGACGCACTAAAAACCTTGTTGACCGGTGTCATGAGTCGTATACCTCTGAGATGGGGACTCACAGGAACAGTGCCCAAAGAACCTTACGAATTCCAAGCATTAAAGTGCAGTCTTGGACCAGTTATCAATCATCTCAGTGCCAGCGAACTGCAAGATCGCGGAGTCCTGGCACAGTGTCATGTAAATATAGTACAGTTGGTAGACCATGCAGAGTTCTCCAACTACCAAAGCGAGTTGAAATTTCTGCTGGAGGAACCAGACCGTTTACGCACCATGGCTGGTTTGATAGCACAGGTCAACGCCACTGGCAACACCCTGGTCCTGGTAGACCGTGTGGCCGCTGGACATGCCTTGGCCGAGTTGCTGGGCGAATCAGCTGTGTTTGTATCAGGTGCAACCAAAGCAAAGGATCGACAAGATGAATACGATGAAATTAGCGTCAGTAGTGGTAAGATTATTATTGCTACCTACGGCATTGCTGCTGTTGGTATCAATATCCCTCGCATATTCAATCTTGTGCTGGTTGAACCGGGCAAATCCTTTGTGCGAGTCATCCAGAGCATTGGTCGTGGAATTCGTAAAGCAGAAGACAAAGACCATGTGGAAATCTGGGACGTGACCAGCACTTGCAAATTTGCCAAACGACATCTAACCAAGCGCAAGGTGTTTTACAAGGAAGCTAAATACAACTTCACACAGGAGAAGTTGGAATGGAAAAAATAGTCTTGCAGTTATCTCCGTGCCATCGATTATAATTTGCTTTTCCTCCTATTAGTTTATTACAATGCAAACATTGATATTTAGATTTAGGACCTTTTAATTTTTCAACAGTTTCTTTGGTATGCGGGATTCCTCGATTATGTGCTGGCTTTCCTGTTAACCAGGTATTAGATCTTCCTTTTGAAGATTCTGATATTTTTTTCTTAGTTTCTTCAGATACAACAACTATTTTGCCTTTGTTACTGTCACTTATTTTTTGTTTAGTTTTTTCAGAATGGCGATAGTGTTTCCTGGACTCAAGAATTTTAGCCACTGTTTCAGGAGTAATAATTTTCCCCGTATGAGCAACTGACAATTTTTGTTTTTGATCTTCTGACATTGCCTTGCCTTTGTTTGGAGAAGGCCTTCCTTGGCAAGATTTGGATAATTTTTCTCTTGTCTCTGTAGATACAGTTTTGCCTTTGTGTAATTGGGAGCATGCTGTTGCAACTTGAATTTTAAGTCGCTGGTATGTGTGAGAATTTACTTTGTGTCTTGATCGTTGTTTTGAATGATCTCGATTGAGCATAGACCATATAGCAAATGCCATATTTCTTTTTGCTATACCTGTAAGCATTCTGGGTAAAAGTAAATGACATACAAAATGTTCTCTTGCAGTTAATTTTACAAAGTTGCTTGAATCGTCTGATCCTCCTAAACTTTTTGGAATGATATGATGAGATTCAGTGTATGTGTCGCTTGACAATTCTCTTGACTTTGCTCGGTTGATAATGCTATAATAATAACATGAATACTTATTTTGTAAATACATTTGCTGATTGTTCCTTAATGGCATTAGAGTCAATGGATGCTTCCAACATCGCGATCGACACTTTTATTTATCTCATTAGGAGAACATTCTGCGTATTTTGACCCTTGACAACAAACCGTTTGATCTTGATCACTTGCCCGAAGAAGTAGATGATATGAGATTTGCCATACTGGACAATTCAAACACACAGGAGCCCGACTATCACTACATACCCTTGATCTTTTTGGAAAGTTTCAATGCGCCGGCCCTGGTATTGCGCATAGGCAACAATCGAATACGCATGCCTGTGGATTGGCAAATCTTGATTGGTGAACCTGACCTGGGCGATTTGGAAGTGTTGCCGTTGACAGCCATAAACGATCGCGGGTTCAAGGCTTTTCAGTTCAACCCGCTGACCAGTTTTCGTCCAAGTTTTTTAGACATTGAAATTCTTGATGTTTATCAAGAAGTGGCCTGGTACGCACCCAAGCTCAAAAACGGACAGATGCTGTGTGTGCCTGTGACTGACGGTGACCGGCCTGACTGTGTGTACTTTGTCAAGGACATCAGTCGTAACTGTGAAATAGTAGATTATAATCGGGCTTGGTAACATGGACGAACTCAAACCTGGTGCAACATACATTCATGAACGAGTGGACAACGTGGTCTACGCCCGAGAGTTTGGTGCTGATCCCAGTACCAGACAAGTAGTAGGATGGGACTATGATCATGGCAATCCTCAGCAGGATCCACGCATCAGCGATGGGCAATCGTTGCGGGATCACTTACAGGAAGCCCAACTGTGGGGAGAAATCAGACGAGCCGCCAAGACCAATACAGCCCTGCAAGAGGCTCTTGATCAGTGCGTGATAATATATCAATTAATCAAAAAAACATGACAGACAAACTCAGTATTGCCAACGAAATGGCACAGTTCGACAACAAAAACAGACAGTTCTTTGATGAGCTGTCAGAAGAAGAACGCAAAAAGTTCAGCCCGTTTCTCATGATACGCTACGGCAGTTCAGTGTCGGGCAGCAGAGATCTGCAGGAATTTTATTTGATCGCTACCAACGAGCGATTGAACAAACAGTTTTTTGCAATAAATACCGCTCAGCACAAAAAGCTACAGTGGTTGATGTCGACCACAGTCAGCCCCGGGCTTGGGGTATTCAGACACAACTGGATTGCGCCACGCAAAAAAGAATCAGCCAACGGCACTGTTCGTAAACAGCTGGCTGAGCTGTTTCCTCACTATCGAGATGACGAGCTGGACCTGCTGGCTGAAATAACCACCAAACGAGAACTTGACGCATACTTACAAGAATTAGGACAGGAGAAAAAGAAATGATGAGATTTTTTAAAAAGAAACAGGTGCCGGCGCCAGCCAGGTATCCAGAACACAAGGTAATTTCATTTGGTGGATGGCGCTATGCTCCAACGCCAGATATCACCACTTACGAATTGGCAGTGTTGGCTCCGGTGTTTGGTACCAGCATGCACAGTCGTGATATCAAACCTTACCTGGAACAAAACAACCTAACAAGACATTTCCACCAGCAAAGCGAATGAATACTTGTCAGTACTGTAAAAAAAACTTTGTCAAAGAAGCAAGTCTGTCAGTACACAGTTGCGAGCCACGTCGTCGCAGACAAGAACAAAACGAAGCTGGAGTCAGACTGGGTTTTCAGGCCTACATCAAGTTTTACGAGCTCACACAGGGTTCTGCACGAGCCAAGACATTTGACAACTTTGCTGAAAGTGCCTACTATCGAGCATTTGTCAAATTTGGTCGTTACTGTGTAGACATACGTGCTGTCAACCCAGCCAGGTTTGTAGAATGGGTACTCAAGCAAAACAAAAAGATTGATCATTGGTGTCGCGACAGCGTGTATTCAGAATACCTGATCAGCCACCTGCAGGTTGAAAATGTCACAGATGCCTTGACTCGTGCCCTGGAGTTTGGGCTGGACTGGAATGAAAAAACAGGCAATCCGCCGGAACACTGTTTGCGTTACGGCAATACCAACAGCATGGTCTACGCTGTCACTGCTGGTCGCATAAGCCCCTGGGTGATCTACAACAGTGACTCAGGACAAAAGTTTTTGAGCCAACTGGATCCCACACAGGTTGCCATGATATGGCCCTACATTGATACAGATGCCTGGCAGAAAAAATTCCAAGACTATCCGGCCGATCAGGAGTATGCCAGAGACATGTTACAAAAGGCTGGTTGGTGATGAGTGCAGATATTGACATTGACTTGGCCAACCGAGATCTGTTGTTGCAGTTGATACGCAGTACCACAGCACGGCAACAGCATCAAGGCCAAGTGCGCAGGCACAACTCAGGTGTGTATGTGACCAACATACCCTACGATCCAGTCAACGCCTGTGCGGCCATAGACTACGAAACTGCCGAGCAGAGAGGCTATTTCAAAATAGACCTGTTGAACATGACAGTGTATCAGCAGATTCGCGATCCTGCACACTACCAGTCTCTGCTGAATCAGACTCCAGACTGGTCACGACTATGGACCGACCAGGCCTGGGCACAACAATTGGTGCATGTGGGCAACTATACTCACTTGTTGAACGCCATGCGGCCTGATTCAATTCCCAGAATGGCGGCATTTATCAGTGTCATCAGACCCGGCAAAGCACACTTGCAAAATCAACCATGGGATCAAGTGTTTGAATCAGTTTGGGACGGTGATGACAGTCGAGGTTTTGTGTTTAAAAAGGCACATGCTGTCGGCTATGCAAGCCTGGTGTCGTTGCATATGAACCTGCTTAGTCAAGCCGACGTACCAGGGTAATGCTTTTTCTTTTGCTTTTTTTACGGGCCATTTCGCTGAGACTGCACACTGGGCCATGCAACACAGTTAGATCTTTGTTGATAAACGTGCGTAAACTGGGCCTGAACTGATCCCATTCACTCTTGAGAAATATGTTGATGGGTATTTGTCTGTTGCTTTCCCACCACCAACAGTTGGCCAACTCTAAAAAACGTCGTTTGTCTTCCAGATCCAGCACGCTGCCAAAGTCGTAAATTGTGGTCACAATTTCGTCTTGGTTTTGTACGATACCCACATACTCAGTGCTGGCATACACACACAGTGTTATAAAAGGGTATTTTTCAGCCAGTTTGGTAAAGATATCGTTACCCATAAATATTGTATATTAAATTGATCACGTGATATTTACCAAAAGAATCAGTTTGGTCAAAATGAATACAGGTCATGAAATCCATAAATAATATGTATGTACTCAACCACTCTATATCTATATCAGCAAGTAACTCGGGTCCTGTCCATAGATACCGCGGACGGTACAACATTCACCTACAGGTATAATCCAGTGTACGCAAAAGTTCTAACCATAAACAAAGGCATCGACAATGTGTTGTTGTTTGAGTTTGTTAATCAAAATGAAAAACCAGTCAACATCACTGGTAGCCAGTTTGTGTTTCGTGTGATCAACACCGAAGGCACCCGGGTACTGCTGGAACAACCCATGGTCACGCTCAATGCAGTCACAGGACGTGCCAAGGTAACCTTGGAGTCCCAACAGTTGCTGGAGTTGCTGGCCCAACCGGCCTACTACACCATAACTCGAGCCAGTGGTAATTTGACAGAACCAGTGTTTGTTGACGCCCAATCCGGTAGCCGTGCGCCACTTGCTGTGGTCGACAGCGTGTTGCCACAGTACCTGCCCAGTCGTCCGCTGACCATACCCACCATCAAACTATCGGCTCAGGGGTCTGCAGATGGCACTGGTTTTGGCAACTACGGCGGTGGAGACTACTACTGGAATGGCAATCCCAACGGGGCCAATTACTGGAACAGTTTTGCCATAACTGAATTTTTCAGCAGTTTTGTCAAGCCCATACAGGCAGTGACCACAGTGCAGATGACTTTGGACGGCTATACTGGCACAATCAAGGCTCAGGCAGCAGCCGACTACGAAGCTGTGCCCTACAACGTGACCGAAAGTGTCACTTACCTCAATCATACCGGTACCATATATCTCAACATTGTTGGCTGGTATCCCTTGGTCAGAGTCTGTTTCAACAACAGCATTTTTGCAGTGCCAGGCGGCAATGGCATACCGGCTCAGGCCTATGCCATATGTGAAAACGGCGTGGTCACCAGCATCAACGTACAAAATGCTGGACGTGGTTATTTGGCTCCACCAAAAATCAACATCCTGGGCGAAGGAGCTGGCGCCACTGCTGAAGCCACCATTGACGGCACCGGTGCAATAGCAAGTATCACAGTGACCAACGGTGGATCAGGTTATTGGCTTGTGCCCAATGCCGGAATCAACACACCTTATTATCCAGTGCCACCCAACAATCAGGGTGCCATGGTCATAATCAGCACTGGCTATGTAGTGGATTTGCTGTATAGATAAAGCCAATTAGTGTTGAAGACAGCCAAAAAACATGTTATAATTGTAACATGATTGATGTAATTTCTTTTTTACCCGGTAAACGCAAACAAACTTCAGGTGGCTGGATCAGTTTCAACGCCCCTTGTTGTACGCACAACGGCGAAACTGCTGATCGTAAACAACGTGGCGGCATCAAAATCACAGACAAAGGCTGGAGCTTTCACTGCTTCAATTGTGGTTTTACTACCAGTTTTATTCTTGGTCGCAATCTTGGATACCGGACTCGTCAATTCTTGGGCTGGATAGGAGTGCCGGCTGAAGAAATTGAACGGGTAAATTTAGAAAGTATGCGGCATCGTAGCATTGAAGGCCTCCTGGATGATCGTCAACGAGTGGCCAATGTGCTGGCCAACATCACGTTTGACGAAGTAGAATTGCCAGACAACTTTATCATAGCAGATGAAAATACTCCCCGAGTCTGGGAGTACTTGCAACAAAGATGCCTGCCCTTGGACTATCCTTACGGGCTACAAGGCACTCCAGCTGATGCTGTGGTGGCTGTTAGACCTGGAATTGTTGTGCCATTCACTCACGATCAACGACTTGTGGGCTACACCACCAGATACCTGGACACTCGTAGCCCCAAGTACATTAATTGTACACCGCCAGGCTATGTGTTTGGTACAGATCTGCAAAAAAATACCTGGCAATCAGCTATCGTGGTCGAAGGCGTATTTGATGCACTCAGCATCGACGGGTTGGCAGTGTTGCATGCCGACATCAATGATGCACAGGCTCAACTGATACGCAACCTGGGTCGAGACATCATTGTGGTTCCAGATCAGGACCTGCCGGGCATGCGCCTGGTAGAGCGTGCTGTTGAACTGGGATGGAGTGTGAGTATGCCCAACTGGCCTGAGGGTGTTAAAGATGCAAATGATGCAGTAATTTGCATGGGTCGATTGGCCACTTTGCTAACTATTATGCAGTCTCGAGAGACCAGCAGAATCAAAATTGAACTAAGGAAACGACAACTTGTTAAAAGATTACGGACTTGATGTACAACGCTTGTTTTTAGAAATGATGTTGCAAGATGCAGAGAGTTACGTGCGTGTGCAGAACATTTACAACCCTGAAAACTTTGATCGCACACTAAGACCAGCTGCTGAATTTATTGCCCAACACAGCAACCAATACAAAACTCTGCCGTCCGCACCGCAGATCACAGCCACCACAGGCATTCGACTTGAACCAATCCCGGATCTGACCGAAGGACACTTTGACTGGTTCATGGAAGAGTTTGAAGCATTTACACGTCGTCAAGAACTGGAACGTGCAATTCTAAAGAGTGCAGACTTGCTGGAAAAAGGTGAGTATGATCCTGTGGAGAAGCTGATCAAGGATGCAGTGCAAATCAGTCTGACCAAGGACATGGGCACAGACTACTGGGCTGATCCGCGAGCTCGAATTGATCGATACTTTAATTCAGGTGGACAGGTAAGCACAGGATGGCCGCAGATGGACCGTATCTTGTATGGTGGATTCAGTCGCGGCGAACTCAACATCTTTGCTGGCGGCTCAGGTTCTGGCAAGAGCTTGGTCATGATGAACATAGCATTAAGCTGGTTGCAGACAGGACTCAGTGGTGTGTATGTGACCTTGGAATTGAGTGAGGAACTGTGTGCCCTGAGAACCGATGCCATGTTGGCCGGAATGAGCACAAAAGAAATACGCAAGGACATAGATCAAACTGAGCTCAAGGTCAAACTGCTGGGCAAAAAAGCTGGACAGTATCGTATCAAAGGCTTGCCAGCACAGAGCAACATCAACGATATTCGCAGCTACATCAAAGAAGTGCAGGTGCAAACCGGCATACGTGTGGACTTTATCATGTGCGACTACCTGGACCTGTTGATGCCGGTGTCGGCCAAAGTGAGCCCCAATGACCTGTTTGTCAAGGACAAGTATGTGAGTGAAGAACTACGCAACTTGGCCAAGGAGCTGAACGTGTTGTTTGTGACTGCTTCGCAGTTGAATCGTAGTGCAGTGGAAGAAGTTGAATTTGACCACAGTCACATATCGGGTGGTATCAGTAAAATCAATACCGCAGACAATGTGTTTGGTATCTTTACCAGTCGTGCCATGAGAGAGCGTGGCAAATATCAAATACAATGCATGAAGTCGCGTAGCAGTACAGGCGTGGGCATGAAAATTGATCTGGACTACAACGTTGAAACCATGCGTATTACAGATCCCGGCGAGGATGAACAGGCCACCAGCTTCAAAAAGCCCAATATCTATGAAACTATCAAGACTCAGAGCCGTGTGTCACCAGCAGAACAGGTGGATCAAGAAACTGGAGAAGTCAGCCGGATCACAGCCGATGTACAAAGTGCCAAACTAAAGCAACTGCTTGGACAAATCAAAACTGGTTGATTTGGAACTAATTAGTTTCAAATCCACTAAATAATAAAAAGGTTCTGGCACATATGCAAAAGAAAACTCGCAGTATCCTCGAAGAATTAGAAACCTTGTACGCCGAACGAGATCAACGTCATGTGATTGAAAATCGTGCCGCAAATGTCATAGCCGGGGCCATACGACTGCTGGAACAAATAGATTCAAGTTATACTCCGGAGCAGGCTGAAAATCTACAGCGCAAATTGATCAATGCTATCAGACTGAGAGATCCTGCCAAATTTACAAGAACAGTAAGGAAAACAGATGCAAATTCATGAGATATCACAGCCCAGAAAATCCAAATTGAATGAAGTGGATTGGGTTGGACCTGACAGCGTTTTTAGCCAGGCCAAATCAGCGTGGAAGACCGGTGGCAAAAGTCTATGGGATCCTGCTGTAGATCGAGAAGCCCAACAAGCAAGATATCAGGATTACGCGGCCAAGGCAATAGCCCAAGGACAAGAAAAAGGGTATCTAAAGGTGCCAACGTTGGCAGATTCTATAGCCAAACTAAAATCAAACCCGGTCGCTCAACAATGGATCAACGGCGTAGTTGCACAATGGCCAGCAGTTAAAGCACAGCTACGCAAGGACATGGCAAAGCAAGGAATCAAAGAAGCTCCCGAGTACACTACCCCGGGCGGAATAGTAGTACCAAGCGGAGCCAAAACAGCTCAAGCACCTGTTGCACCTGTTGCAACTTCGGTAGATACAACCGAACAACGTAAACAAGTCTATACACCTGTGTTTCGTAATTGGGTTGACAACCAATTACGAACAACTAATATAGAACAATTGGAAGCGTCAGACCCTGACGTAGCAAAAAAACTTAAAGCCTTGATCGACGAAATTGTAAAATCACACGACAATGAACCTAAACAACAACAATTAGTACACGATTTTTTCTCTGTTGCAGTAGCTGCCAATCATATACTACAAGCAAAACAACGCATATCAGGCAAGTATGGTCTGAGTGGTGTTCCACGCCCAAAGCCCAATACCCCATCAACACCAATAGAAACCGGTCTTACACCAATTCAATTACAAACACTGGGTCAGGCTGCAGTAAAGGCTGGAGGCACTACTCCTACCAGTACCGGTAATAATTTTTGGGATACAGTAATACAACAATCATTGGCGGCGCTAAACAAATGAATCTATTTGAAGGTGGTAACGTATTCAAAGACGCTGATGGACGGGCTCTTACACAGCGTATCAATCAGGCCGACGTAAAGCCTACCCTGGCCTGGTTGGAAGAACTGTTGCCAGGCTTGGATTTACAAAACAATACCCTGGGATCAACTGGGATCAAAGACACATCAGGTGACCTGGATATTGCTGTAGATGCCAACCGGGTTACCAAAGAACAACTGCAACATAGACTGGAACAGTGGGCAGTCAGTCACGGATTCAAGCCACAAGAATGGGTCAAAAAATCTGGCACTGCGGTGCATTTTAAAACGCCCATCAACGGCAGACCCGACCGTGGATATGTACAAACTGATTTTATGTTGTTGAACAATGTGCCCTGGAGCAAGTTTGTGTTGGGTGCCATGCCGGCTGACAGTCGCTACAAGGGCCGTGAACGCAATGTGATGATGAACAGCATTGCCAAAAGTATGGGCTACAAACTGAATCAAAATGCTGGCATTGCAGATCGTGCTACCAATCAGTTGATTACCGACGATCCAGATCGTGTTGCCAAACTGCTGTTGAACAACAAAGCCACACGTCAGGACCTGTCCAGTGTGGAAAGCATGTTACAGGCACTCAGCTCAGATCCCAAACGTGATGTCAAGTTGGCTGACTTCCGGGCACACATGGAACGTGAAGGCCTGCCGTTTATGGAAAGCGCCAACCCCTACATTGAATACAATGACGTGAACTTTTTGGCCCGTCTTAGAGATCGTATTGTGAACCAAGGCATGCAAAAGTTGATTGAAAGCGAAGTGCAAGGTGGGCGTGCCAAGGGCATTGAACACCTGGAAGACTATGTGTTTCGCAACGGCAGTGCCGGCATCAAAAAGGCCATGGACATAGTTCGACACACAGCTGCCAATACCGGTGCCACTACCACAGTCAAATGGGATGGCAGACCAGCCCTGATATTTGGCCGCGATGAAACAGGAACTTTTGTGTTGACCGATGTGTCAGGCTTTACAGCCAAGGGCTATGATGGACTGTTCACTTCGCCACGTCAGGCCATTGACCTGCTGGCACAACGTGACCAGGATGCTGAGGCCAAAGGCAAACCAGCTGGACGTGTGGCGTATCTTGGTCCTATCTATGAAAAATTATGGCCCTTGTTGAGCGCCGCATTGCCGAGAACATTCCGCGGGTATGTACAAGGTGATTTGTTGTACACCAATCGCCCGCCTGAAGACACTGGCAATTTTGTGTTTACTCCCAACGCCATTACTTACCGTATTCCTGTGGCCAGTGACATTGGGCAACGTATAGCAAAAAGTCAAGTTGGCATAGCCATGCACACTCGCTATGAGGAACCAGGCGCACCAAAACAGCCCATTGGCTCTGTAGATTTCAAATCAGTTCCGGGACTGTTGTTGTTGGAGCCAGTGTATGCCAAAGAAAATGTACGCCCCAATAAAAATTTAGTAACTGCCTTGCGACAGTTATACAACGCATCAGGCACAGCCATTGACGGACTGTTTAATCCTGCCGAACTTAGATCACTGCAGATTACCGATTTGCCCAAGCTGTGTATTGATTATATCAACAGCCGAGTAGGCGCTGACTTTGATGACCTGGTAGCTGGGTTTGGTCCTTGGTTACAAAGCACACAAAGCCCAAGAAAGTTTGCCAATATTGTGGAGTATCTACAAAGTCCACGCAGTAATCTTGAAGGTATGGCCGCGGCCTTTGAAGCCTGGGGCCTATTGCATGACATCAAAATGGATATATTGCGCCAGCTGGATCTACAACATCCAGGCCAAGAAGGCTGGGTCATGGCCACTGCAGGCGGCATGGCCAAGGCAGTGAATCGTCTGGCTGGTGGATTTACCAGCGCCAATCGTGCCTTAAACAATCCAGAATCTGTACCAAAACGCTGATTTTTGCCCTGGAGCATAAATAATAGTAGGACCTTAGAGTCCATACATAAGGAGATTTAAAATGGCATATATAACCGTAGTTTCCGGTGGCGCACAACCGGTATTCGCAACAGACGTACTCAATGGAGCACCTTCACAATCTGGTAACTTAGCTAACGCCGCAGTTACCAACTTCCAAGGTCCTAAATTAGACTTTTTTA